GGGCTGCGTACCATCGAGGAGCAAAGGGCGCTGGTTGCTAAGGGCGCTAGTCAAACAATGAAGTCAAAGCACATTGATGGATTAGCTGTTGACCTTATGGCTTACGTTGATGGCGGAAGGTGGGAGCTTAACCTCTATGACGAGATTGCTGACGCTATGTCAGAAGCAGCGCGTGAGGTAGATGTTCCTATTCGTTGGGGTGCAGCTTGGTCTGTACCAAACATCGCTCAGTATGGTGAGGGCAATATGGAAGACGCAATGAATAGTTACATTGACTTGCGTAGATCTCAGGGTCGGAGGCCGTTTATTGATGGACCTCACTTCGAGTTGATGGTATAAGAATCGAGTGGGTGGCTATCATCACAATACAAATCAGCTTATCTACGGGGATAGCGGTTGTTTACCTCGGATGACGTTGCTACCAAAAAGCGCCAATCTTTTAAATATCAACGGCCACCCACACGATTAATTTAAGTTTTGGTTTTTCTTTTTGCTTCAAGCGAAACTTTTTCACGATGACGAATAAAGGTTTCCATTCGATCACTTGATTTCCCCTTGGTCATAACTATTGTTACACCAAAGATTTTCTTAATTAGGTATTTTAGCATTTGTGTTCCTTTCAATTTAAACACTCAGTATTAAAGACTTCAAAATATAATACCCACCATTGTCATTAAGCCTGCGCCGCAGATAAAACCAAAGGCACATCCAACAGCCCCAGCAATATGCAACTTCTTTTCAAATTCTTCTTCTTGCATAGCTGCTCTCTCTTACTTTCTTTTATAGTGATACACACTGTTGCGTTTGTTCGGGCCTACTTGAACCCGCTCTCTACTCAACACGCCATCTCTATACATTAGGTCTAACATTTGGCTTGAGATCCGTAGCGTTAGACCTGTATTCTTGGTGATGTCCTCAGCAACTTTTGTTTGCTTAGAATTAAAACAAGCCATTATCATTTGGCGACGGTTGATTGATTGCTCTCGCTGCTTTCTTATTGCTGCGCTTGAAGCGTTTTCTGGTGTGTGCTTTTTCTTTTCAGGAAATGCGGGACGCAACTTTAGATCAATCATTTTCTGTTCAAAAGTTCTGAGTGATTCTGCATATACAAGTTCGTACTTCTCTGCTCGAGGTAGTTCACTGTTATAGATTTCATCTATTCTCTTTGCGCTATCTCTATCAGAGCTTTCACTTCTTCTAGTTCTTGTTTTAGGTTTGGTCTTTGATAGCTGTGCGCCTTTTCTATCATCACTGTTAGTAGGCGTACCCCCCTGATTAGAGCTATCGAGGGCTCTTTTTTCATTTGCTTTTCTTCTGCCGCATGTGAATTTAATTCCATACTTATCTGTTAACTCCTTTATTAAAGAGAGTGGTATATCCAATAGCGTTGATGTTTCCCTTTGTGTTAGGCCCATCTCTGCTGCGTTGATGCACTTGCTTAGTTCTTTTGGTGACATGTTTAGCCCTCAGTTAAAAAAGGCCAGCCCAAAGGCTGACCAGTTAGCGGGAGAAAAAACCGTAACAAAGCTCCCGCGGAGAACATCTCTAGTTAAAACGGAATGTCATCATCACGCAAGTTACTTGTTTGTACTTTGGGAGATTGCGGATCAGAAATATTAATTGACATATAAGGCTTGCCATCTTTTTGCCTACGCCATGCGGCTATCCGCTTGTCAGATTCAGCTACAGTCCAAGGCTGCGTCTTGTCATTGGTATTGTACATGGTGCCTGTGTAGTCAGGCGATCCTTCTTTGCCTTGCTCTTGCTTAAACATAACGCCCACTTTTTCGTAGACCTCCATGATTTCCTTGCCCGCTTTTGTTTCGCGGCGAACAATTGTATAGCGGCTATCTCTGCCCTCTACATTTATCTTGCCCTGCAAAATCATTCTCATGTCCTCGAAGGGTGGGAATGCCACGCCATCATTTGTATTGTCGTATTGATCTGCCATGCTTCTGGCTCCTTTGTTAAGTTAAGTAAGTTTACATCCAACCTTCATCGCCCTGCGCTTGCCCTCTGGATGGGCCGCTTGAGCGAGAAGCTGCATTACCATCATCATCCTCTGCTGGAAGGTTCAGCATGGACATGATTCCGTATCGACGTGCATAGGTAATGGCACTACCCAATCCCTGCATGTCATTTTTGCCAACAACCAATGGCACTCTGGTACGCATAACAGTGATGCCATCCTCCTCAGAGATAAGCTCTGTAGTGATGAACATTCCAAACTCGTCAACACCAGTAACATGAGTGAGAAAGAATCCATTGTCAGATAGCGGTTGTGTCACCGCCTCAATAGCACCCTCGAGCGTGGCATAGCTGCTGCGGAAGTGTGGGTTTGTGCCATCCTTTTTGATTGGCTGAATGGCTGCTCTTGCTTTGAGTAGCTTGGCAATAATTTTATTGTTCATGTTTTTCTCCTTGTTATTCTAATTGCTCCGCGCTTGTCACGCTTGGCTGTTAAGTGTTCGCAGTAAACTTCCCGCTCGTTGTCACCAACCATATCTTTGATTTCTTTTTTGGCTGACTCGAATGCTTTGGCATCTGCCTCGAGTGTGGCGTAGGTGTGCGCTGCGTCAACGAATCTGTTGTCCGTGCTTGCGTCGCGCCTGACCATTTGATCCACCTCGATCTTGTCAATCCCAAGTTGTACCGGTTGGTCGATACCAACTGGCTCTTCATCGCGAAGAACGTAACCCCAGAAGTCCGACACCACCGCCCACATTGAATCAAAATACTCTTTGTTGCGACTGACATAGACAGACTCCCACTTATTATTCCCAAAGATAACAGATAGATAAGCGCCTTCTGCATCTGCAATATGCACGTACAGCTGCAACTGTGGCATGTAGAATTCCAATACCTTGTCCATGGTATTGTAAGCGTTAGTGTGCTTGGCCTCGATGATAGAGTGATCCCAAGAGCCATCAATATTTTTAAAAACTAGAGTGGCATCAACTGTGCCTTGTGCTGGCACTGTACCGATCTCTTTTCGGAATGGCTTTTGAAATCCAGTTAAGCTGCAATTGTGCTCATGCTCAAACCACTGGAGATTAAAATCCTCAGTGTGTATTCCCATTTGCACTGCAACATTACGAGATAAATCTTCTGGCTCTGATCGACCTGTCTTGATGTGCCATAGCGTTAGCCAATGACCATTCATTATTCTTACGCAGTCAGACCCGCCTATGAAACCTTTGCGTTCCATCTTGTTCTCCCTTGTTATTTGATCTCAATCTACTGCAAGTATGCAGCTATTGCAAGATACTAATTTCCCTTGCTTCCTCATGCTTATCAGTCAAAGTCTTGAGCTTGATCTGATAATCATGTTCTGAATAAAGTTTCTGATACTCTATAAGAAATTGTTTCCTATAAGCGTCAAGAGTTTCCTCACTAACTAAGCAGCCCCTTATCATCTTCATGGCAAGTTTACCCCAAAGATAATCCTCGCTTACTGGCTGACCTTTCTTGATTCGATCAGCATTTATTTGCAAGGAATCGGGTTGCCAGTTTCTAGATCTTTCTTTCTGTTCTATACGATCCTTCTCGTATATTTTATGTGATGGTCTGTTGATACTTGCTGACCAAATATCATCTGATATTGCACGCCCGACTTGCTTACTCATTGTTTTACCTTGAAATATTGAGCGATGTACTTGCCGCTTTCCACTTGAATCATTGTTTTATCTACTGGATAGCCAAGATCTTTTAGATCTTTGATCCTAGCTGATAAGCGAAAGCAATTGTAATTTAGCAAGGCATCAATGGCTGTGATTACTTTGCCTGTTTCAAGGTGTGCCTTGATCTGTTTGACTTGAGTTTCCATAACTGTCCTCCATTATTTTTTGGAATTGTTCCCCTGTCATTATGACTAGGGTTTGAGGGGTTCCCCTCCGTCTTTTATAAAAGGCAATGTCTCTACCTTCTAATACTGTGAAGGGGCTGGGGAAGTTAGACGTGTCTCTGTACTTGACTTCGCCTACCAGCTTTCGTCCTTCGAGTTCGATGTGGATGTCGCCCGAATACTCTCCTCCCAAACTTCCGCTGAGGGGGACGCGCTTCGCTTTGAGCGGCGCTTTGATTTTGTTGAGCCAAACGACAAACCATTTTTCGTGGTAAGTTCCCTTGGATTTGTTACGATTTGCCATCTGTCCTCCTCGTAGCAGTTTAAACAAACAAACCAATGCTTCTCCATTGTGCCACTGTGATTGTTTTTAAGTATGGCAACAAATAGATCTGTTCTTACTTGGCAAGCAACACAGTCAATTGTTTCGTTTCTTTTTCGTGACTTCGATTTCATAGTCTAACGCCTCGAGCCAGCACATAAGAAAGAATCCAGAAGGGACACGCTTATGCTGCTCCCATTTATGAATGAGTGATTCAGTGCAGCCTATAATATTTGCTAGCTCAGGCTGACTGAGTTTTTTTTCTCGTCTTGCCTCAGCTAACATTTCTATAAGTTCGTTATAGCTGTGAGACAGACGAGTGTTCTTCATAGATAGCCTTGTAGATACGACAAGCTGTGTCGTACCTCATTTCATTTGTTCCGTTTGCTGAACGGTAATAGGTAGAAGTTGGAACCTTCGCCCGAGCAAACGCGTCGAGCAAAGGAATGTTTAGCTCAGTGGCTAATGCTTGCAGTTGTGAGAAGTAAGGTTTCATACTGCATGTATGCGATTACTTACTCCTCAAAGTCAACATCGTCAGCCATGACTTCGCCAGATCCATTGCAATTATCGCAAGGTTCTGCCTCACAGTATGGTTCTGGTGCATCATTGTATGAAGATCTTGCTGGCATACGCTCGACTTCAATGAAGCCATCGCCAGTACATTCTGGGCAAGCGACTGACACTCTATATCGTTTCATTCGTATGGCACCTCATCATCTATGACCGGGCCTACATAGTTTAGTTCCCATGCCTTTGTTCCACGTTCAATAAACTTATCTCGATTGAACCTTGGGTTGGTTGCCTCAAGTTCATCAGCGATACTGTGTAGGTGAGTGGGCCACGGTACAAGCGGCCCAAGTTTATCAGCTAAAAATTCATAGTGCTGTCGTGACATACGCATTAGTCCATCCTTACAATTAAATGTGGCTTGTCTTTGCCATCTGGTATCGCAACGATTCCGTAGGGATAGACGTAGCAATGGCCCAGCTTAGTATCCATGCGAACCAGAAACTCTAGGTCAGGGTCTTCAGGATAACGATAAGTTCCCTTGTCATCTACCTTGCCTCCCATTGCACGATTGCGAAGGCTGCCAAACTGATAGCGTTCTTGCAGGTAATCAATCAGGTTATCATGGTCATAGATACCAAACTCCATTACCCAATGAGGGATTAGCCCAGCCCATTCGAGTATCTCTGCGTGGCTTCTATCTTGGTAAGCAAATTGATTGATTATCGGGACAGGAAGGTAGCTGATGTGATCTACGGTACTCATGTGTTTATCTCCACGCTTACATTGCATCTAATGAAGTCACCAATGATGTCTTCGATCTCTGATGTGTGGTCAGCAATATCAAACTCTTTAGCCTCGTTGATTATATCCATACGCTCGTTGAGTTTTTGATCTACAATTTCTTCTATCATATGCTCGAGTTGAGTCATAAGATTCCGTTTTGTTGGTGTCATGTCCATGACGTTCTCCTTTGTTGTACTGCAAGTATGCAGCAAGTGATTGATTATATCAATTGCAAGTGACGTTACGTCATTCATTTTCTGCAATAGAATTTT